GGAAGATACATTTTACGAATATGAGTTTAATACGGAAACAATAACAGCAGATGCTGCTTTTGTTGCTTATAAAACTATCACATTTGATACCTTAGACATTCCAGAGAGTGCAGAGTATGTATGGGAGATGCGCTTAAAAAATATGAGAAATGAGGCAGGAACAAATGTGTCTGGTAATTTTAGTATATCATATTTATTAAGCAGTAATTATCTTGAATTTCTTCCTACTGGTGCAGTCTCCGGTCAAAGTGATATCCTTGAATATGGCTCTGACAATGACGATAAATCATCCACTATATTTAGCCTTGATACATACCTTGGTGATGGGCCAAGTAAAACAACAGATGGAGGATTAAAAGTATTAGAATCTGGCACCTATGAAAATAGTAGTAGTTGGGACGTTAGTAGTGGATCGGGCTTTAATAATGTCACACAATTATTAGTAAATGAAGTTATACGCGGACAACTTACACCAAAGCTACGCATGGTAGATATGCCATTTCAAAACCTTACAGTTGACAATCCTTACCTTCCTCACAAGGTCATAGAATATTCTTCTGGATATTACGTTTTTGAAAGAGGTAGTTTTGATTTAAAAACAGAGATTTGGCAAGGTGATTACTTTAAAATAGAACTTGATGCCTAATTATACAGAAAGAACAGTTTTATCGAAACCTCGCGACTTTGCAGAAGTTGCTAATAACGCAGGAAGTGGCGGAGTGGTAAACAACAATGTTACAGAAACAATAAATAATGTTACAGTAAATGGCTCTGCCGTTTCTATCTTTAATCAAGAATTTCTTGATACAACATCTGCTATATTAACATGGACACAGAATAGCGGCAAGTTGCCGACAACTAATTTATTAGCAGCTATTCACGTTTACCAAAATGGGCAGAAATTAGTAGATAGTCAATATTCTATTACACTACCTGCTACTATTACCATAGATTCTAACACGCATTATGATGGAAGTAACTACATTGTTTTTGCAATAAATATAAACTAATGGAAGAAATAAAAGCACCAAAGAAAGAAAGAAAGTTTTTAAAAGGACTTGGCGAGATTGCCCTTGTACTTATCCGTGAGCTTGTGCTTGGCATTGGCAAAAAGGTAATTAACAAAGTAGGCAATAAACGAGAAAAACTTGTTATTGCCATTATCATCCTTTCCTGCGCCTTTGCCTTTGCCCAGTACCCAGCAACGGGCAATAAGCAACGATTAGGTTATCAGACTACGGGCGATGGCCTTGTGTGGCGCGGTCGTGCAAATGATACGGTTGCATTGAAAAGTTCTACTATAAATAACTCGTATGTTATTCTTGACACGGTTAATAATGTCATGTATGTTTATATCAAGACTAAAGGAGGATGGAAGTTTAATAATAGTGATACTGTAATAATAAATAATAATACAGATACAACATCTTTAAGCAGTCGTATAAATTTAAAGGTAAATATATCTGATACGGCAAGTATGTTGACAAATTATTTGCGCTCAAGTGTAGCGGCGTCAACTTATTTAACTCAATCCTCAGCGGCATCAACTTATTTGCCTTTAACAGGTGGAATATTAACAGGTGGTTTAACAGGAACAACGGGAACATTTAAAACATTAACAATAAATAATAATGTGTCCAGCGGTGAAGGTGTTTTGTCAATTAATAGTAATACTTTTAACGATGCTAATAGAATACAATTTGGGGATGTTTCTGGAGTGAGAAGAGAAATATTATTACCTACGGGTGTAAGTAGTTTACAATTTAGAACATACCCACTTGGAGGCACAGAAGGAGGTTATTCTTTTTATACAAGACGAAATCCAAATGCAGAACAATTAGCATTTAATATAGACGTAGATGGTAATTCTAATTTTTATGGCACACTTGGTGTAACAGGCGCAACAACATTGTCAAACCTTGCAGGCTCAGGCACTCGCATGGTTACGGCAAGTTCTACGGGATTGTTAAGCACTCAAACTATTTTAACACCAACTACAAGAGGCTCAAATACATTTACTTTGCCTGACATTGGAGCTATTTCATTTCTTAGATACAATGCAGATAACACGGTTAGCCAAAGAGCAGCGGATGGGATGAGAAGTGATTTAGGAGGTACTACTATTGGTCAATCAATGTTTACATTAACCAATCCTTCAGCTATTACATTCCCTCGATTTAACGCTGATAATACGGTGACTGCTTTAGACGCTGCAACTTTTAGAACGGCAATCGGTGCAGGAACTGGAAATGGAAATGGAACGGTAACAAGTGTAACAGGCTCACTACCTATTTCATCAAGTGGAGGAGCAACGCCTAATATTACGGTAGCTAATGCTGGTGTATCTACCACAGGTGTAGTAACTGCAACTACTCAAACATTTGGCGGTGATAAAACATTTAATGGTGTTTTAAATGCAATTAGTGATTTAAATGTAACAGGGTTAAGCACATTAACAGGGGGAGCAACTATTGGCACAATGTCAACACAATCAGCATTAACTAATATACTTGGAGTAAATTCAAGCAATACAATAGGTGAAATAGGTTTAAATAGTGTATTTTCCTTATCAAGCGGTGTTTTAAATATTCAAGATGCAGGTGCATCTCAAAGAGGTATAGTCACTGTTACTACTCAATCATTTGGTGGTAATAAAACATTTACTGACATTGTTGGCTTTAGCAAATCGATTCAAAGACCTATAGCAACTATAACTGGAAATACAACTATTCAAACATCTAATTGCTGGGTAATTGTAAATAATACAGGAGGTACAACAACTTTAACGCTACCTGATGCTACTCTTGCAACAGGTACTGAATTAATGATAAAAACGGCTCAAGCACAAGCGGTAATAAGTGCCTCATCAAACGTAGTACCTTTAACTTTTGCAAATACTGCATCTACAAATATTTTACCTGCAACAGATGGAGCGTGGTGTACTTTAGTAAGTAATGGAACTTTTTGGGTAACAATGCAAGCAAATTTTTAATATGAAATCAATAATTTTAAAACTATTACATCAAGGCTGGGAATTTATATCCTTTAGTATTTGCTGCGGCTTTGTTGCCTCGTTCTTTATTCCTATTAAAGGCTTTTTATTATTTACTGTTGCCGTTGTTTTTGCGGACACAATAACCGGAATAAAGGCAGCAAAGAAAGAGAATCAGCGTATAAGTAGTAAAGGTTTATATCGAACAACAGAAAAAATTGTAGTTTATTTTGTAGCCATACTAATTTTTGAAGGTGCAAAAAATACATTTTTAATTCCTTTCCCCATTACTTATATGGTAGCAATGATGATATCTGCGACTGAGTTGTTTTCCGTAGCTGAGAACATAAAGCGGATAACTAATGTTGAATTAGGGACATTAATTACACGCTTTTTTAAAAAGTAACCATTAAATTAATATATATGTCAAACGAAGTTTTAGGAGTAAAAGAAACAAAAGAAGTTTTAAACTTTGGTTTCGATTTATTAGAGGCAATTATCAAATCTTTGGAGGACAAAAAGTTTTCTATCGTTACTGATTCACCTCGATTTGTACCTGTTATTTTTTCAGCTGCAAAAGCATTTGCTGGCATTGAAATGGTTAAACAGGAGCTTACTGACCTATCACCAGAAGAACAAGATGAACTTGTAAACGAGCTGAAACAAAGATTTGACTTAAAGAATGATGCAGTTGAACTACTTGTTGAAGATGTTTTAGACCATGTTTTTCTTACAATTAAACTTGCTAAAAGATTTCAATCGATTAAGCAACAGTAAAATATAGGCGCAGAAGAATCGCTACCTTAGGCAGCCGAGGGGAGTAGATTAATTTCTATTCCCCTTTTTTAAAAAAAAAACGATGTTAAAGAAAATATTTCCCAATACTTATGAATTTTTAGATTTTCAAGTGTACCAAAAAGATAGGTATTTTTTACTTATATCAGATGTACATTTAGATAGTGTTCACTGCGATAGAGTAAAGCTAAAAGAACACCTTGATTTAGCTTTAGAACGAAATGCACCAGTATTTATATTTGGTGATTTGTTAGACTTGATGCAAGGCAAATATGATCCTCGTTCTAATAAAGCAGATTTAAATCCAAAATACAATACTGCAAGATATATAGATGAAGTCATTAAAGATGTGGTAGAATTTTTAACACCATACAAATCTATTTTAGCATTCTATTCGCCTGGCAACCATGAAACAAGCGTAGAAAAACGCATTGAATATGGCATAGTTGACAAAATTTGTTATCAGTTAGAAATGAGTCAAGGTAATTACTCTGGCTACATTTATTGCAGATTTTTTGCTTATTTTGAAGAAGGTACAAAAGTACCTTTAATTATTGGATATCACCACGGTTATGGAGGAGGTGGGCCAGTAACACGCGACACAATTCAGACTGCAAGAAAAGCCGTTTACCTTCCAGATGCAAATGTTGTTATTAGTGGTCATACTCATGATAGATGGATAGTTCCAATAACACGAAATCGCATAAGTCGTTACGGTGAAAGCGTAGATCAACAATGGCACATTAAAACGGGAACGTATCAAAACGCACCAATAGATTTTAATGGTTATGCTATTGAAAAAGGTTTAGCACCTAAATCTGGTGCAGGTATATGGATGAAATATACTATTGGTTCTGACCTAAAATTAAATTACAATTTTCAATTTGCAGAATGAAACCAAATGAATTTTTAATATGCCTTGATGCCGGGCACGGTGGCATGAGAAACGGCACGGGCCCTGAAAAATACGTTACTTATCCTTCCAAGTGCTGCCAACATCGCACAGGCAGGTTTCATTCCTATGGATGGTTTTTTGAGGGAGTGTTTAATCGCTCCTTAGCTAACTATTTAGAGCAGTACCTTCTTGACTATGGCTTCCAAGTTAAAAAGATATACGAGCCTATCAATGACACAACATTGACCAAACGCTGCCAACTTGCCACATCCTACGGAAAAGCAGCTCAACACTCTATTCTGGTTTCTATACATGGCAATGCTGCCTCACCTACTGCCAGAGGTTGGGAGATATTTACATCACCAGGAGAAACAAAGTCGGATCTTCTTGCTACTTGCATCGGGGAGCAAGTTAAAACTGCTACTCCAGGCTGGGTGCATAGGGCTGATTATACAGACAATGACTTAGACAAAGAGGCAAGGTTTCAAATGCTTACCGGTGTAGCCATGCCTGCTGTGTTGTCGGAAAATGGATTTTTTACCAATTATTCTGATGCTGGATTAATGATAGATGTTAATTGGCAGCAAAGTATTGCTAAAGCGCACGCAAAGGGCATCTTAGACTACGCAGTGCAGCAAGGTGTAGAATGGGAATAAAAAAAGGCGCAAGTATCTCTCTTGCGCCTCTTAGACACCTTAAACATCAACAAACACTAATTAACAACTATGTCCTCCAATAACTTATTTAATAATCTAACGGCTGATTCTTTCACATCCTCTTTCTCATTGTTTATTTTAACTACCTGCCAAAGCAAAGATACCATTCTTTCTGGATTCATATACTCGTAAAATTGTTTGTTTCTTTCATCTTTGGAATTGTAAAAAGATACAAGTGTTGATGCGGAGGATACCACATTATTTGTCCTTATTCCTTTTGGATATTTTGCTATCATAGCATCACAAAGTGCTATTTGCTTTTTATCCAGTCCATACGTTTTAGCAGCCATGTGTTCCTATTTTTAAAAGTGAAAGTTTAGTTTTCTCTTGTTTAATGCGATGTTCAATAATCCCCATAAACCATTTATCTTGTTTATTTTTATCTTTTAGCGATTCAGCAATATAAATCTTTTCAAGATTGTTAAGACGTTTTCTTATAACTTTTTCCTGTATCATTTGAAATATGCTTTTGATATTAACGCTAATTGAAATGCGTCAATTTCATCTTGTGATAATTTTTTGTTTCCAGTCACTTCGAGCTTCATTCCTTTAATTACGGACATGGCATAATCCAACGTCCATTTGCTTCCTTTGTCCTGTGGTGATATTCCTTTTACAGTATGTCCATACAATTCCAACCAATCAATAGTAAATCTACTGGCTCCTTGGTTCATGCCGACATTGCGGCTGATCTTTGTCCGGGCCTTTCCATCGACATATTTTCTAAAGGTAATATTTTGCAAAGATGAATCTTCAACCATTACTTTTATATCTGTTGCCCATGTCAAAGCGTCCTTTGCCCAGTCGGCAAGTTTCTTGTATCTCCCAAAATAAACTTTGTCTTCATCGATAATACAAACGGCAAATCCGTTAAGCCTCATGGATGGGTCAATGCCGACGAATTTTGCCATAAGTTATTTTTTTATTTAGAAAGTTACGTTTAAAATATTTGCTTACAAATTTGAGTAATCCAATATAGTCATAGTATTTATTTTTATACTTCCATACACCTGCCAATGGGAAATACTCAAAGTTTTGCGTGCCGTAGGTCATGAACATGGTATTATCATAGGTAGTCCTACTGTATCCATCCCACAAATTAATGCCAGATAGTAAATCATAGGTGATAGTATCAATAGTGTAGGATTCATTAGCCTCACTGTAATACCTTCTTTCTAATAAGCCCTTATCTATCTTTTCAAGGCTCATAGTATTATAGGCAAAGAAGTGATTATTCTGTGCTGGTAAGTAGGCAACTGTTAGCATAAAACAAACGGCCATTGTAAACTTGATTGGCTGCGTGCTGCTAATGTTTGTCTTAGTTACCTCCCTTACTACTCTCCTCCTTGTCCTTGGCTCTTTCACACCTATTCCGTATGCCTCTATGCCTTTCTCTATAAACTGTATCTCTAAGACATAGCCAAAGCAAATAATAGCACCAATAAAGAAAAACATAGCGTAAAACTCTGCACCAGTGCTTTGTCCTTGAATGCTAAACCACAACTCCAACAATGCTATTACTGTAGCAGCAGCAGCAACACGCGGAGGATATTTACTGCGCTTTTCTGAAGGGTTTAGGAAATCAATAAAAACAACGGCAAATCTGCCAAACTGGAGCATAAGAGAGGCAGGAATAGAAAGCAGCAGGGGAAGGGGAAGGAAGTACACGTTAAGAGCTGCTGTAATAAGGTATGTTAAAATTATACCTGTAAAAATAATCTTTGGCATTGAGGATGTAATGTCCTGGAATAACCATTCAAAGTTCTGATTGTTAAAATTCTTTTTCATGTTTGTGATGTTTTAATAATTAATGATAGCAAATATACAAATTATATTTATATCTACAAATAAAATAAAAAAAAAGTGGGAAATAAAATACTTCCCACTAAAAACCACTAATCACTCCCTTTAAAAAGTTCTTCTTTGCGCTTAAACATTTCATCTGCTGGCACGATCGTTAACTCTTTTGCACTTGTTTCTATGCGTAATTCTTTAAATCTTTCTATTGCCTCCGCTACATCATTAGCAGCTACACTAACAAAGCCTTCTTTGTACTTTATTATAAAGCGATTTGTTTTAACTTCCATTAGTACCATTTTTTTAAAGTGTCAACAATAAAATAAATGGCATAAGAAAGAGTTAAAATACCTCCAATGGCTACAATAATTACTGCAATGTCTTTGCCTAATTTCTGTTTTTCTTGTTCTGTTAGCATGGTTATCTGTTTAAATAGTTTTTACTTGCGACTGGATCTTTGCCCTGGTCTTTATATTTGGCATCTTCTTTGCTCGCATAGTCGGTGTATGGCATTTCCGAAATATCATGGTAGCAGATTTGTGCAATCTTCATATATGGATAAATCTTTACAGGTTGTACACAAACAAGTTCTAAAGTCCAATGCCCTTTAAAATTGACATCTCCAAAGCCTGCCGTTACATGGACAAATAATCCTAATCTTCCAAGGCTTGATTTACCTTGTATAATTGGCACATGGCGAAGAGTCTCGGTGTATTCAACTGTTGAGGCAAGATATAAAACATTTGGTCTTAAAATAATTCCTTCTTCCGGAATAATAAAAGGAGCATAAGCATTCTTCTTTCTTGTGTCAAGAATAGTATCTGTGTACATTAGCAAAGTGTTGCTTAGTGTTAAATCAACACTATTAGTACCAATGTTTGCCTCTATCAATGGCTCGATAACAATGTTGCCAGCCGCTAATTCGTCAAAGATGGTTTTGTCGGTTAAAATCATTTTTCTTCTTTTTTGTAAATTTCGTTGTAATATTTATTTGCATACTTATCGTAATGTGAATATTCAAGACCATAAGGTAAAGCCGACATATAAGCCTCCTTTATCTGCTCCTTTTCCATTTCTTTTGCCGTAATACATTTCATTTTTAACAAAGTTGTAGCGGTCAATATAGCATCAACTCCTTTTTTTAATGATTTATCTTTTTTGTTTAAATCAATGTATATTTTTTGCATTTGATTTATTTCCTCAATTAACCATTCAACTGCCGTTTGTTTACTCATTTCTTTAAATCATTTAGTTCTGGATGTGTAAAATAAAACTCGGTCAGCATTGCGGCATTGCACATTAGGTGTGCTGAGTGCAGTAATCCACTTTCATTGTCAATCATTTCACCAAGTCGCATTGCTTCCAGGTGACGCATAGCGGAGGCAATGACAACAGAAAAAGGAAAGCCTTTCTCCCAATTACCAGCAGGATACTTCTCTAAACCTTGCGTCCACACCTTTGCATATTCCCTTTGCGCAATGGCTGGGCAAAGGTCGTAGCGTAATTTATTTTCATTGTGTCGAATTGCTATATTCATAAATGAAATGCTTCTAAAGATAATATAAATTTATTTGTAAGTTTTAACTCATGCAACATCTCCATGGCTATATATCTTGTTTCTGCCTGGGCATTTGCATCAATGCGTAGCTTAAACATATTTATGTACGCGTAGAGCGATCCTGTCCAGATAAAGGTAGTATTTAAGTTTAACGGTAGGATAGTACGCGCTTGTTCTTTACTTACTCCAAGTTCTATTAACGTGTGATATGCTCTTTTAGCATAGTCAATCATTTGCTCCTCTATAAACTTTGCCTTCTCTGCCACATCGGTAAACAACATACCATCGCTGCCTTGCTTACTTGATTTGCTTTGTTTTCTCCATACATTTACCTTAGTGTATGTATCTGAGAAATCAACGTATCTACCAGAGATACTATTGGCAGATAAGCCTACTTGATGCTTGAACAAATGCCGCTCAACGTAGATAGGGCAAGTTATCCGGTACTGTAATTGTGGATGGCGAAAGGGCGAAGTGTGACCATGTGAGGCAAGGTAATTTATAAGACTTTTGTTTTCCATACTCGTGTAATGGGTTGCGTCCTTGCCATAACTAACGCGAGCTGCGTTAACTACCATTTCATCATTGCCAAATATTTCTAATAGTTCTACTTTCATTTTATCATTTTGTCGGTGTCAACGATATGGTTAAAAAATGCCTGTCTATTTCCAGGCTGCCAATTCATCCTCTGACGCAATAGGATGGAAAGAAATGTTTAATCAATAAACAAAACATCCTACTCCGAGGTCTGCAAATGTCTTTAAGTAGTCATGTGTCCTACTAATATTCTTTCCTGCCGAAAGCTACTAAGCAAAGTTCGATAATTATCACTGGTGATAATTAACAGTTGCTTTACTGCTCTACATTGCTCAAAGATAGCAGTAGCTTTTGGATATTTTCCTTTGACATAGTAATCTGTCAAAGTAGATGAGTGCTTTATTCTTTTATACTCATCTTCTGGCATATCTCTTATACAGCTCATCATCATCTGGGCAAAGATTGATTCATTCATGCCAGATATAACAGTGTAACGTGAATAGTAAGCAGATAACTGTCTAAGATACTCGTCACATTCCTCAAGGTGTTCAGCACTTGGGGCTACCGAAATCCAAGTATTAACTTCATCGGAGAAAGCCTGTATCTCCAGCATCTTAGTGTTCCACTCTTTCATCCTTAACTAATATAAGTGTGACTGTTTTACTATGCTCTTCTGCTGCACCAGTGTTTATTTCTTCTTTCTTCATTGCCTCTATTTCATATTCCTTGTTTACAATGTTCTTGGAAAATGTATATGACTTTCTTTGATAAGTAGTATAGCTTACTAATGCACCATGTACATCCATAGCCATTTTATTATCCTTTAGCAAATCAGTTAAATCTAATTTAATTAACTCCTTCTTTTTTTCTAATTCCTTTAACTCCTTTGTAATCTCCGCATATTTAAACATCTTTTCTCCTATAACACTATCATTATATCTTTCGTATGCCTCGCTTATTTCTTTTGCTGCTTTCCTAATCCTTGCCTCTGCTGCATTTAATTCTTCTGTATCAAAGACATACATAAAACTTTCATGCTCACCTGCCCATGACAAAGTTTTGCCTCTTAGTTTTGTTTTCCAATAGCTAATAACAGAGGTAGGCATTACTCCAAATTTATACCAAAGTATTAAAGAGTAAGTCTGCATCTGCAAAGATTGTTGTAGTCTTTGTGTTGACCAGGGAGCGGTGCCAGTCTTAAAGTCAACTACGAGCTCGTAATCTTTGCTCATGTTGTCAATATAACCAAGCATTTTAAAGTCTCCAAAATCATGTTCTAATTTATATTCTACATGAGGATAAATTAAAGTCATGTCTATAAATCCTTCTGGAAAGTTAAAATCTCTTTGCACACCTGCTGCATAGTCTTCTATGTCCTTTGCAAACTGTTTGCCAAAGTCAAGGAAAGGAGATGGTTCATCGGGAATGCCGATAAAGTATTTCTTTTGGTAAGCAATGGGATCGCTCTCCCAAAGGTTTATTTGAGAAACTGATAAATGTTCTTTTGGTAATTTAAGCATGATAAGTTGTTTTAGTTTTTAAAAAAGAGGCAGCGCAGTTACTGCCTCATTATAAGTCATTCATCTCAATTTTTGAAACACTTGTATAAAGATAGTAGAAGTTGCTGCCGTTGCATTCTCATGCGGTATTTCTGCCTCAATTAATTTATTATAGATGTCAATGTATGTCTGTGTGTAAATGGCAGACAGTTCAAAAGCAATAGCTGCAAGGTCAGGCTTCTCTGCTATTTCCTGCTCAATTAATGCTACTCCTGTCGGTGCTGGCATTGTTTGTGCTTGAACATATTTTAATTTACCATTGTCATCTATAACATCAATTACTTCTCCTTGCTTTAAATTTTGAATAGGATCTCCAGGCTTTCCGTATATCCTTGCTTCCTTGCCATCGGCAAATACTACAAGAATGTTTATGCTTGGGCCGTACTGTCCTTCTCTGGGCGCGCCAGCAGTATATTTAACTCTACCTTTAGTGATTGTCATAATAATCTTCTCTTTGAGCGTCTAATCTTTTTAATTCTTCTTCCTCCTCCCAGTTACTTAACTGTTGGGCAATCCATTCAAAGTCTATTGCTTGTGCCATTATAGAATTAAATAGCACTTGTTCTTTTGGTAATAGGTCGTTAAAATTAAACAGTGCATCAATGACCTTGCTTATGCCTTCATCGGAAATGTCGTGCAGGGCAAGGTGGTTATCTACAATGTAATCTAAAATATCTTGGCTTGCTTGGTTCATTATATGTTATTTTCTTCTTTAAAAGCTAATGTTTTTTGTAAATATTCCATGGCTGTCTTATGCAGAAACCTATGAGATGAATTACATCTTGTATATTCCTTTTCTTCGGCAACGGGTACTGTATTAAGTTCAGTTAAAATATCCTGTATTACAGTGTCTCCATTTTTGTCAAATAAATTTTTTACGAGTACATTAATACAAATCTTTGTAAGAATACCTACAATTTTGTCGTCTCTTTCTTCTGTTGTCATGATGTTTTGTTTTTTGTTTTTTCAAAGATAATATTAAAATAAATACAAAGTATATA